AAGCAGCTCCACAAACAGCAGACTTCCTTGTATATGCACGTAGCGGTGCTGGTGCAATGAATATTCAATCTGTAAGATTTACAGATGACTTATTAGCAGCTCACACATATACATTTACAGTATCTTACACAATACCGGGTGCAACTACATTCCAACCAGCAAGTCCAATCACTGTATCATTTACAGCAACAACTGGAATGGGTAGCGGAACAGCTAATGCTCGTGCATTCTTAACAGCATTTACTGGTGCAATAAGCGATGCTAATATCAGTGCTGTAATTAATAGCGATAACAGCGTTACAATTACACACTTAGCCGGTGGCGATATTAAGTTTACTGATGGTGCATATACTCCATTAGCAACTTTATTCCCAGTATCTTCAACAGCTAACTTGTATGCAAGTCCTTCAATGGATGCTGACTATGTTGCTAGTCTATGGACTTCAACTGTTGACGGAATGGGATTCATTACTCCAAGCGTATCAAGTCCAGTAACAGATCCAGCAGATCAAACATTGTGGTACAACAGCGACATTACTGAAGTTGACATTATGGTTAACGCAGGTCCAGGACAAGGTTGGGTAGGTTACCTAACAACAGTTGGACAAGCTGTAGTGAACCCAGGTGTTGGTTTTGCAAGCGGAACAACTTCAACAGACCCAGCAGGTCCAATCGTAAGTGCTACACAACCAAAAGTACGTAGCGATGGTAAAGGTTTAAATCACGGTGATATTTGGGTTAGTACAGCTGACATCGAAAACTTCCCAATGATTTACAAGTTCAACTTCTTAACTAAGAAGTGGGTACTAGTTGACAACGCAGACCACACAACAAGCGAAGGCATTGAATTTGCCGATGCACGTTGGAACGATAACAGCGCACTAAGCGCACCCCAAACTGGTGCTGGTGCTCCTGACTCAATTAAGTCATTGCTACACAGCGGTTATGTAGACTCTGATGTTATTGATCCAGCACTATACCCAACAGGTATGTTGCTATGGAACTTACGTCGTTCAGGTTACAATGTTAAGAAATATGTTAAGAACTTTGTAGATACACAAGAACTAAATCATCAGTTCTTAGTTGACGCAGCTCCACAACCAATGACAAATTACTATCCAGATCGTTGGGTAAGTGATGCTCCTAACCAGTTAGATGGTGCAGGTACATTTGGACGTAAAGCTCAACGTGCTGTAGTATTAAAAGCTCTAACAGCTACAATTGAAGCTAACCAAAACATTCGTCAACCAGACACAGTTATCTATAACTTGTTAAGCTGCCCAGGATACTTAGAAACTCTAAGCCCATTAATCAGCTTGAACACAGATAACGGTCAATCAGCATTTATTGTTGCAGATAGTCCAGCACGTTTAACACCAGATGCTACTTCATTGAGCAACTGGGGTAACAACGTAAATGGCGCAGCTGTAGACGGTGAAGATGGTCTAATCGCTACAAACAGCTACGCGGCTGTGTATTATCCTTGGGGTTATACACAAGACTTAACAGGTAACAATGTAGTTGTTCCTCCAAGTCACATTATGTTGCGTACAATCGCTCTAAGCGACAATGTTAGCTATCCTTGGTTTGCACCAGCTGGTGTACGTCGTGGTGGTGTAACAAACGCAAGTTCAGTTGGTTACGTAGATGGACAAACTGGTGAATTCCATACTGTTGCTTTAAATGGCGGACAGCGTGATACACTAGCTGGAATCCACGTTAATCCAATCACATACCTAGCTGGAACAGGCTTAGTGTGTTATGGACAGTACACACGTCAGTTAGTTGCAAGTAGTTTAGATCGCATTAACGTAGCACGTTTGGTAATTTACTTACGTTATCAGTTGAATAAGATTGCTAAACCATTCATATTTGAACCTAACGATACAATTACACGTAACGAAATCAAACAACAAATTGAAAATATGTTGCTTGAGTTAACTGGCCAACGTGCGCTATATGACTTTATCGTAGTTTGCGATAAATCAAATAACACACCAGCTAGAATCGACAAAAATGAATTGCACGTTGACATCGCAATTGAACCAGTCAAATCAGTTGAGTTTATCTATATCCCAATGCGTCTAGAGAACACTGGTGCTATAGCTGGCCTTGGCGCATAATTAGGAGAATATAAATGGCAATCGCAGCATTATCAAACTTTACAGTACCGTTAGCTAGTGACCAGAGCGCAGGCTCACAAGGTATGCTAATGCCGAAGCTGAAATATCGCTTCCGCATTAGCTTTGAAAACTTTGGAAAATCTAGCCCAACAACAGAACTTACAAAACAAGTTCAAGATTGTGGACGTCCAAGTGTTAAATTCGCAAACCAAGTAATTGAAATTTACAACAGTAAGATCAACTACGCTGGTAAGCCAACTTGGGATCCATTGGCAGTTAAGATTCGTGATGACGTTACTGGAGCTGTTACTACATTAGTAGGCGAACAAAACCAGAAACAATTCGACTTCTTTGAACAAAGTTCAGCCGCAGCAGCTGGCGACTACAAGTTTACAACTCGTATTGAAATGCTTGATGGCGGTAACGGATCAAGTGCTCCAGTAGTGTTAGAATCTTGGGAAGTTTATGGTTGCTACTTGGTAAGCACAAACTGGTCAGGCTTAGATTATAAAGCTCAAGAACCAGTAGTTTTAGAACTAAGCATTCAGTTCGACAACGCTGTCCAAGTAATCGGTGGATCATTAGGTTCTCCAACAGCAGTTAGAACTACTCCAGGCGGCACTAACAGTATCGGTAGTTAATAATAGAAAACCTACTTCGGTAGGTTTTTTATTGACTCTTCATTATATACGCAGTTTATCTTTTCGATAAATATTAGTATGGCCTTTACTCCAAACTCTGCATTACAGTCTACCCCACCTACAATCTTAAAAGATTGGCGTCACGCTGCCAACCTCTTTAATGTAGATCAATTTAGACTAGCACCTAAAAGTGGATTCTTATTCCACGTGGCATTTGGCATTAACCAAGGTGCTTTACAGAATATTAATCTAGTACAACGCTACGGACAAGAGATTAATATGTTAGTTAAAGGTGTAGACTTGCCAAGTTTTACTATACAAACAGAAACATTAAATCAATACAACAGAAAGAAAAACGTACAGAATCAAGTTAAGTACGGTGAAATTAGTATTAAGTTCCACGACGATAATATGGGGTTAATCAACCAGTTGTGGCAGAACTATTTTACATATTACTATGCAGACAGTAGGAGTGCTAATACCGCTGGTGCATATAGTAGAAATGCTACTACAGGTTATAGTTCAGCAATGCCAACTCCTTATGGTTTTGACAATGGCAGTACCCAACCGTTCTTTAACTACATTAAAATTTATCAGATGGCAAGACACGAATATGTTTGTTATCAATTATACAACCCTATAGCAACTAACTGGAACTATAACAAAGTTAGTTATAGCGATCAAGGTGTACACGACTTTGATATGAAAATTGTATACGAAGCTGTGTCATTTAGTCAAGGTGCTGTAGAAGCCGGAACACCAGAAGGATTTGGATTAACACATTACGATACAACGCCTAGTTCATTGACTGGTATAACTACTCCTAGCGATGGTGGACCAAGTTTTGTACAAAGTACTGACACAAATGCACTGGCACCAGGAATACTGGCAAATGCTATTAATTCTGTAAATCAAAATCAAAATACTAGTGGTGGGTTGGGTATTGGTAATTTAGTAGCAGGCACAGCATTAGTCGGTGCTGGCATCGCGGCATTCAACGCTTTAGGCGGAATCAGCGGGATATCTAGTGCGGTTAGTGGTGCAGTTAGTGGAATTAAAGATACATTATTTCCAAGCTCAGATAAAAATGCTAGCGATTCACAAAGCACAGACAACCCTGCAACTACAGATCAAACCAAGGACGATAGTCCAGCACCTACTACACAAGAAGATCAACCAGCTAGTCCATCTAGCGATGATGCAGCACCATTAAATACACAAGACGGTACAGGTACTCCATCAGATCCAGGAAATGACGGATGGGGTGAAGGATAAAAATGAGAACAAACTTACCACAACCAGCAACTAGTAAAAACGTAAAAACATTTTTTGATAATTATTTTTCAAAGACTGTTAGTTTTCCAGCTGAGCAAATTGATGCTGTAGTTGGATTTTTTCTTAAACGCGGTTTTGATACAAATAGTGCCAACAGTATTGCTATTACACTATTAAACCAAGCAAGAAAAGAAAATGTTGCAGTGTTTGCCTTAATAGACAGTTTAAAAAGTCTAACGGATATACAACTAACTCAGGTTGTAACACAAGTGTTAAATGGCAGCAGAGAGAAAACTAGTTTACTAGGTTATAGAATTGCGCCAGCAACTGACACTTACGAAAGTCGCAATATTTTAGTCTAATATGGCAAAATTTGCTCGCGGAAAATTTGCGATGAAGCACCCCGAAAAATATGTCGGTACCAAAGTGCCAACATATAGATCCAGTTGGGAATGGAGCTTTATGAATTTCTGCGATAACAATCCTAGCATTATTAAGTGGGCAAGTGAAGCAATTAATATTCCCTACAGAGATCCACTTACCAACAAACAAACCATTTATGTCCCAGATTTCTTCATTCAATACATAGATAAGAAGAATCAAATGTCTGTGGAACTTATAGAAATTAAACCCGCTAGCCAAACTATTTTGGAACGTGTGGGCAAGAGCAAATACAATCAAGCACAGTTTATAAAGAATCAGGCTAAATGGACAGCCGCTAATCATTGGTGTAAACAACAAGGTATCAAGTTCCGTATTTTAAACGAAAATGATATCTTCGCCGGTGCAAAATAGATAAGTAACTTTATGACAAAGAAACTAGAAGAAATCTTAAATCTGCCAGAGAGCAAGAAAATTGTCAAGGCAGAAGAAAAAAAGCAAATCAAAGCTGATATGGCCGCGCCATTTTTGAGAGACATATCTGAGTTTGATAAAATCTCAGCGGCACTTCCGCAAGTCAAAGGACTGGGCGACGCTGGCGATAATGAGCTAGATGAACTGGCTAAAAAAGCTACAGATGCTTACGATGATATTATGGACTTGGGAATGAACGTGGAAGCACGTTACAGCGCACGTATGTTTGAAGTAGCAGCAAGTATGCTTAAGAATGCCATTGATGCTAAGACAGCAAAACTTGATAAAAAGTTAAAAATGATTGATCTACAGCTTAAAAAGCAGAAGATTGACCAAGATGCTAACAACGCAGACGACGGTGTAACAATACAAGGCGATGGTGTTATTATTTCAGATCGTAACAGTTTGCTAGAAAAATTAAAGAATTTGAAATAAATACTATACTGGGATCACACTATGAAATCATTTAAACAATATCTATCAGAAAGCACAAAAGTTTACGAATTTAAGGTTAAAATTGCCGGAGATTGCCCAGGCGATTGCTCTAGCAAAATCAAAGCCGCTCTTGCACAATTCCACGTAGCTAGTGTTAGTTCTGGTAAGAGCACACCAATACAAGAACGTCAGGCAGAGTTTCCTGAGCACAAGAATGTCAATATGACAATTTTTGATGTAACAGCACACTACCCAGCAACTAGCAAACAAGTACGTGATATGGTAAGTGAACGTTTAGGTATTTCATTAAACAACGTAAAAGTTAAGAATCAATTTGAAGAATTAGAATACGAGATTAATCACGAACACGATGAAAAATCTGGTAAAGCATTGTTAGGTACAGACTACGAACAAACTAACCATCAAGATGTTGTTGGTGACAAACGTAAGATGAGTTTCCTAGCATCTATTAGTAAAGAAAAACACGAAGGAAAAGAATACAGCGGTGTTAACGATGAATTATTTCCTAAAGCTGCTAAAGTAAAAGCACAGGCCGAGATGGCTACAGAAACTAAAGCTGGAAAAAGCGTAGTTGGCTCTAGCAAGGTGAAACTTCCAACAGTTGGAGCAAAATAATGAACTATAAAGATTTAATGCAGAAATTAGCTGCTATTGAAGAAGGTAAGCAAGTTAACGAGATGGGTATTCCAATGCCAGGTATTATTGCTCAAGCAATTCATCCTGAACAACCTAAACAACAAGACAATGTTACAATGAACGTTAGTATGAACGGTTCAGGCGCAGGTGGAATTAAAGACCTAATGGATATTTTACGTGCTATAGAGCACGGCGAAGAACATCACGCAGAACCAGAACACGGTGCAACAGTTCACCCAGATACACACGGTGAACTAGGCAATATGATTTTTGGTGAACCAGAAATGCACGATCACGATGAGCCATTGTTTGGTGGTGAAGATGAGCCTGTAGAGGAAACAATGGGCGATGATGACGAGCATTTTGCTAATAGTGCCCACGGCGGATCTGGCACCCATACACACGGTATTGATGCGGTAACTGCCACTGGTGATGATTTGCACAAAGGAACAAAGGGTATTCCACGTTATAGTCCAGGCAACAATACATTAAAAGTTAAAGAAGGTCTAATTGAAAAATTAAGTAGTTTATATAACGAAGTTAAAACACGTGAAGTTCTAGAAGAAAATGTACACTTAGATGAAACAGGCGCAACATTTAAACACATCCTACATACATACAAACGTGACGTTATGGACTTTGAAAATGGCGGCGAAATGAGCGATAGCTTGTATGATGCACTATATGACTATTACTTTGACGATATGCCATACGGTGTTAAGAAAGCTCGCGACGGCGATCCATATGAGTGGATTGGCGATCGTTTTGCAGATGATTTAGGCATTAGTGAAACAGTAGCAATGAATCAACAAGTTGAAGAAAATCAAGCAGGGCACGACTATCAAACTGGTGAACCATTAAAACAAGGTCCAGATGGTAAGTGGCGCAATAGCAAAGGCGAAGAACGTGATCCATTAAACGGTGGACCGATTAATCCAGGCGGCGGCGCCAAGTTCAGAAGCATAATGTCAGTTCCTGTTAAAGAAGAACGTACAGAAGAAAAAGATGAAAAGGGCAATGTAGTTCGCTGGAAAGAAGAAGGCGAATGGGTTAAGGCTAAAGACAAAGAAGGCCGTGGCAAAGTAACTAACCTAAGCGATAAGGCTCGTCGTGAAAGTGAAAAAATGTCTAAGAAAGACGTAAAAGAAACCGCTCATCACGAAGACGACGAAGAGAAAAAGATTCGTCACCTAA